ATGTAATAAGAAGCTTTATCGTCAGAACCGGCGTTGATCTGTCGGGTATGACGGTAGGGTTTAAAAAACTTTCAACCGATTTAAAAAGAGCTGGGAAGCAGATCGCGTCAACAGGGAAATCGCTGACGAAAAACCTGACCGTGCCCTTATTAGCTATTGGTGGTTTAGCTATTAAGAGCGCGATTGATTTTGAAAGCGCGTTTGCAGGTGTTAAAAAAACAGTCGAGGGAACGGAAGAACAGCTTGAAAGTATAAAGCAAGGCATTGTTGACATGTCTGAAAAACTGCCTGCGTCAACAGAAGAAATATCTAAGGTGGCAGAAGCCGCAGGGCAACTTGGAATAAAAACAAAAGATGTGCTCGGATTTTCGCGCGTCATGATCGATCTTGGAAATACAACAAATTTAAGCGCAGATGTGGCGGCAACACAATTAGCGCGGCTTGCAAACATAACGGGAATGGCTTCCGAAGATTATAGCCGACTTGGTTCCACCATTGTTGCGCTTGGCAATAACATGGCAACAACCGAAGCTGAAATATCGGAAATGGCGTTAAGACTTGCTGGTGCAGGCAAACAGGTAGGCATGACTGAGCCGCAGATATTAGGTCTGGCGGCGGCTTTATCGTCAGTAGGTATTGAAGCCGCGGCTGGCGGTTCCGCTATGTCAAAGGTTATGGCAAACATACAACTGGCAGTTTCAAAAGGCGGGGAAGAACTAGAAAATTTTGCTGATGTCGCAGGGATGACATCAAGCGAGTTTAAGGCAGCTTTTGAAAAAGATGCGGCAGGTGCAATTGTTTCGTTTATAAACGGGCTTGGCAACATGAAATCACGCGGTAAAGATGCAATAGTTGTTCTTAACGATATGGGGATAACAGAGATTCGTATGCGCGACGCATTGTTAAGGGCGGCAAATGCTGGGACGTTATTTAACGATGCTATAAAAATTGGTACTGATGCGTGGAATGACAACACGGCTATGACGGAAGAGGCAAATAAACGATACGAAACAATGGAAAGCCAGCTTAAAATTGCTTTAAATTCTTTAAAAAATGTCGGTGCTGAGCTTGGACAAAAGTTGATGCCCATTGTCAATAACGGAATCATACCGGCTATAAAGAGTTTTGGCGAATGGGTAGGAAACCTCATTGATAAATTCAACAACCTATCTCCGTTCATGCAGGATATTGTTGCGCTCGCATTGACAATAACAGTAGCCATCGGCCCCCTTACGACAATTGTCGGTAAATTAATAATTACTATTGGAAGCTTAACAAAAGCTTTCGGCTTGGCACAAGCGGCGCTTGCTGGCGGCAAGGGCTTAGTGACTGCGATCACAACATTTTTAGGCCCTGCCGGTACGGTTGTCCTGGCGATAGCGGCGATAGCGGCAGTGGTTGGTACTCTCGTTATCGCTTTCAACAATGCCAACGCCGAAACAAAGGCGCTGAAAAAAGAAATACAAGATTTTAATGATAGCGTTAATCAATCCAAGGAAACATTTGACGATCTTATCGAGAAAAATAACGCTAGTGCTGGGGCCGCTAAAACCCTTGCGGATGAACTGTACAATCTAGCCGATAAGGAAAACAAATCGACCGCTGAAAAAATGCGGATGAAAGACATCGTGAATCAGCTTAACTCCATGTACGAGGGGCTTAATCTTACCATTGATGAAATTACTGGTACACTGAATCTTGAAAAGAAAGCCATTGAGGATGTTATTGACGCCAATTTGAAACAGATTCAGCTAAGCGCATACTCAGAGAGATTGACAGAGTTATATGAGGAACAATACGAAGCCGCCGAAAAACTGAAAAATGTAACAAAATCAATGTCAGACGAACAAGTAGCCATTGCGGAAGATGTAAAAAACAACATATATTATCAAGAAGCCTATAATAAAGCAATGGAAGATGGAACCATAACAGCAGATGAACTAAGGCGCTCTAGTAAATATCTTGCGGGCATTTTTAACGACGATTTAATTAATGCGTATCTCGAAGCATCTATGGTACAGGATCAAAACACAGAAGCTGTTCATAACGCCACGGAAGCATATAATAATTTGGCAATAGAGGTATCCGATTCATCTTCAACGATACAGGGAGCTGGAGCCTCCTGGGACGCCTTATCTGAAACTCAAAAAGCCGCCCTGGAGGAAATGGGCACTACGCAGGAAAACTATACCGCCATGTCCATTGAAGATTTACAGGCATATGCGGACGAGATGCAAAAACAACAAGAAGAATATGAAGATTTGCTAGACGAACGCCTTGCCGTAACTCAAAATGCTTTCGAGAAAATAGAATCGACCATTGATGTATCACTTGACGAGATGATAAAAAATCTTGAAAGCAATCAAGAACTAGTAAGCACATGGACAGATAATCTAGCCATATTGACCGATAAGGGACTTAACTCGGGGTTTATACAGGTTTTAGAAGATGCGGGCGTTGACGCTGCTGTTACGGTGGCTAACCTTGTTGATGCCAGTGACGCTGAAATCCAGAGATTGAATGACGTATTCATGAACGGGTCAACCGTAGCCATAGATTCAATGAAAAAAGAACTTGGGCTAGATACTACCGTCAATGTCGGGTCGGACACGATATCCGAGATAGCCGACGGAGTAGAGAACAACACAGAGTTTGAAAATGCGGCAAAGAAACAGGTCAAAGACGCTAAATCTGCGATGGCAACGCAGGTCAAGGAATCTAATTTTTCTACTATCGGTTCATCAATGATAAGCGGCACAATAAACGGCATGAATAGCCTCGGGGGTAAACTGCGCTCCACGGCTCAATCGCTTGCTAGAAGCGCATATAATGCAATGAAGAATGCGCTGGACATTCACTCGCCATCAAAGAAAACGATGGAGATCGGTCAGTTTTTTGTTGGCGGCCTGACAGAAGGTATAGCAAAATCGGCTAGACAGGCAATCTGGAAAGCTCGAGAGTTATCGTCCAACCTTGTAGGCGCCTTAAGCTTTGGATCGGTGCAATTTCCGTCTGTATCCGATTATGGCGTTCCTTCTGCGCTGCAAACATCCGGGCTATCTAATTCGGTAATACAAAACACAACAAATACGTCGAGTAGGGAAACTAATGTAAGGGTAGAGTTTACCGGCCCGGTGATGCTCGGCAATGAAATGGACATAGACAAAGTTGCTACGATGCTTGGGTATTACTTGCAGAATAAGCCAGTCGCGCAGGGGGCGTAATATGTGGTTTGAATTTAATGGAATCAGAAGTAGTGATTACAATATTGAAACGGAACTATTCCCGCTCATGCTTGTACCCGTCCGGAACGTGACATCTATCGTGATACCCGGCATGGACGGGAGTTTAACACAGTCTGACGATACTTACTCGGACATGAGTTACCCGATCCAGGTCAGGGCCACGGACGATTGCCCGTTTGAGCTTATCCATAGTTGGCTAAACGGGAGCGGCGATCTTATCATATCGGATGATCCAGGAAAGAAATACAAAGCCAGGTTTGATTCGCGCTCACTGAACGAGGATTTCTTTTCCTGCTTTCGGGTGACGTTGAATTTTTTCGTGCATCCATTCAAATATGAAGCGGAGCCGGAAACAATCGAATTGACATCATCGGGGACGATCTATAATCCCGGTACGCGCAAATCGTATCCGATCATCACCGTATATGGTGCCGGGGATCTGACGATAGGCGATTATGAACTGACCATTGAGGCGACGGGCGGCGAGGATTATGTAATTATAAACAGCGAAATCCAGGAGTGTTATTACGATACATCGACAAGCCGCAATAGTAAGGTGACGGGCGACTTTCCCGTCCTTGATCCTGGGGAAATCAGCATCACGATAGGCGCGGGAATAACGCGGGTGGACTTTCAGGGTAATTGGAGGTGGTTTTAATGATTTATATATATGAATCAACCGAAACAACTTTTACGCATATGGGGCTGGGGGCATTATCTCCCAGCTCTTGTATTGTGACCGAGGAAATCAACCTTGATTTCAGCCTGGAAATGAGACACCCGATTGACAATGACGGAAAGTGGGAACGAATTGAACGCCAGAGAATCGTAAAAGTCCCCACACATAGAGGGGATCAGCTTTTCAGAATATACAATGTGTTCAAAGAGCCTATGTTCCAAAAATATGTAACCGTACTTGCCCGGCATATTTTTTATGATCTTAGAGATAACTTCCTGGAAAACGTATGCCCGACAGCAAAAAACGGGCAGGATGCCGGGGATGCTATTCTTGATGGATGTCAGACCCCTACATCGTTCACGTTTTCCTCTGACATTACGGATATATCTACAGCATGGTATATCCGCCAGAATCCTGTAAGAGCGTTTATTGGGCCCGATGAAAGCTCATTCATCAATCGCTGGGGCGGGGAGATCGAAAGAGATAACCATGATATTACTATCAATTCCAGGGTGGGCGCAGACAATGGGGTAAAAATCGCCTACAGAAAGAATCTGACCGGGCTTGAAATTACGGTCGATGATACCAGGGTGGTAACAAGGGTGATGCCCACGGCTCTTGATGAAAACGGCGAACTGTTTACTACGGCAACAAAATACTACGACAGCCCATTAATTAGTAATTATCCACACCCGAAATATGGTGTATTGGATACGGGCATACGGGTGGGTGCAGAAGTCAACGGGAGCATTCCTTATCCAGATGACGCTACGGCATTAACCGCAATGGAGGCCATGGCCGAAGCATATTTTGACGCAGGAGCCGACCGGCCGCAAACAACGTTGAACGTCAATTATATTCAACTCGGAAAGACAGATGAATACTCCCAATATGCCAATTTGTTTTCTGTGAATATCGGTGATGACGTAACAGTTTATTATCCTCCGATAGACATTAATCTGAAATTGCGTGTTGTCATTATGAAATGGGACGCGATACTAGACCAACCCTACAGTGCAACCATAGGCGATCTTGAGCCTAATATAGCCGATACGGTTGTTGCAAATGATATTGATATATCTGCTCTGAAAACAAACAGCGAAAAAGCACTGCTGGAAAGTAAAGCATACAACGGCGTGTATATCAATCATGAAGATGGGTTTAAAACCATCGCTACAATAGACGGGAAAACGATCACCACAAAGCAAAATTCAGTAGATGGTTTTGCGATATATGAGGGCAGTAACTATATAGGCGGGGTGAAAGTGATTAATGATGTCGTTGCCTTGATAGCAAATCTACTTACAAATGATGTTAATGGAAATTGTTATGCAACAATAGGTAATACAACAACGCTTGGTAACGTTTACCAAGGTATATTTATTTACAGAAAAGACTATTCGACAACTGACCCTGTGGCAAAGATTACAACATGGTCAGACGGTACAATAGCGCTTGATTCGGACGATCACGGATATTTATCAATTCTTCCAAATGGAAGTTTAGTATATCGCGACGCTAATGGAAAAGAACGTTTTGTTATAGCTTCTAATGGAAAATTAATATATCGCGACGCTAA